GGATGCTGCTTTGCGTACAGTATCTGCTGACATTTCGCGCGACGAACAAATCCACGTCGGAACTAATAGTCTTGTATGTACTGAGTTGGGCTTACTTCCTTCTCCTTCTTTGGATAAACTTAGGAAAGCCACCATTAACTGGGTTGTTCAACCTTTAGGTATAAATACTCAGTGTAAATATTTAGACAAAAAATTCTGGTTGGATGCCAGCGATCGATTAATGTATGAGGGCAAAGCCCCTGAATTAATCTCTACTAAGACCGCACGTATGCCAGCCTTCTTCGAGCATAGCAATGTCAATCTACCCCAATACGCTTGAGCCTTTACTAGGCCCAACTGTTAAAACAATCCTTCAAGAATTGGAGGAAAAATTTCCACCTTCAACACCACATCCAAAAGAGGAGTTAAACACTATCATGTATAAAGCAGGACAACGCTCTGTTGTGGAGTGGTTAAGTAATAGATTAGAGGAGGATAACTAATGGCACCAAAACGTTGGGAAAATATTGGGTATCATAATTATAGGGACCAAGACTGGAAAGAGAAATTCATGCACCATGAAAAGGCAACAGGTAAAAACCTGTGGGGGCATGGTTCTTGGCTTCATCAAAAAGGTTACCTTAGACCTAAGTCTAAATATGCAAAACGTAGACACGGTAATGTAAAAAATAAATATGATTCTAGGTGGACATGGAGAGATGGCTTATCAATGCGGGATAAGTGGAGTCTTTTTGGACGAGTTAGTGGTCATGGTAAAGCTCATGAAGGGTATGTTAGGTTTAATCTCGGTGATATAAATAAACATAATTATGATAATGTTAATTGGAAAAGACAATTTACAAACAAAGGTTGGTGGGATCATGTAAAAGATGATTGGACTTCACCTGGTTCTAGAAGTGATGGTTCTTCATACTTCAAGAATAAGAAGGCTAAGTGGGATAAGTTCAAACAGTTTACTACGTATGGAGCACCAAAAGATGTTAGTACTCAAATTAAGGAGGTACTAGCGGATTTAGATTTTGGTAAATCAGATGCACCAGCCATATCTCAATTGACCCCTGGTTCAGCGGAGTGGAATGATTTAGTTAACCAAGCAACTGCAGCGAATTTCGAGCAGCTTGGGGAACAATTTAGTGCTGCTATTCCAGACACGTCTGGGTTTGCATCTACAGAAGATGTTCGAGCTGCAATTCAAGCTGGTGGGTTTCAAACTGCAGAGGATGTTCAAGCAGCAGTTGCAAGCGGAAGTATCACCAAAGCACAAGCTGAAGCAATGATTAATCAGGGCGTTCAGCAAGGTACTACAGACTTTATAAAGACTGGTGACTTCGGAAGAGTCATGGAACAAAATGTTGGTGCGTTACAAAACCTTATCTCTGGCGAAGGTTTTGGTACTACTATCGGTGGCTTAGATTTAGAATCTATGCAACAAGCTATTGATGAATCTGAGACAGGACTCCATGGATTGACTCAACAATTCTCTGGCCTTGAAGGTGACCTTGAATCTCTACAAGCAGCTCAGAGTACGCAAGCTGAAGAGTTTCAAGATACATTTGATGATATTTCTACTAGTTTAGGAAATTTATCTGCTATTGATGCCGAAACTGCTACAGATATTAGTGACCTTCAAGCACAAGATATAAAAACTAGTGATGCTTTAGGGATATTAAGAGGTGACTTAGAGGATCAAGCTGCGACTTGGGATCAAAATCTTGCTGATCTTGATACAGAATTTCAAGAACAACTAGGATTACAAGGTAAAAGTTTTACTGATGCTTTAGGTGAGTTAGGTAATAAAACAGCTGAAGATATCTTAGGTGTCCAAGCTAATTTAGATGCTGCAGCTGATGCTACTGCTATAAAATTTGGTGAAGTAGAAGAAGATTGGAGTGAGAGATTTCAAGCAGGTCGTGAGGATATATTATCGCAACTCGATACCACTGCAACTGAGTTTAACGATAGACTTTCTAAGTTATCAGCATCTATGGATTACCGTTTACTTGGCGACAGTGCTGAGGGAGTAAGGTTTAGAAAATCTAAAGCTGCTTTAACTGGTGATTTATTTAAAGGCACAGAACAACTTGGTAGAACTATGAAAATAAAAGCTCTTAATTTATAAATTATAATGACAGCTAAATCTAGATACGACGCTTTATCCAGTGATCGTTCCCAATATTTAAACATAGCTGAACAAGCAACAAAATTAACTCTACCTTATCTCGTTAGAGGTGAGGAAAATTATAAAGGAGCACGTAATTTAACGACTCCTTGGCAAAGTGTAGGTGCAAAAGGTGTAGTAACATTAGCTTCAAAATTAATGTTAGCTTTACTACCACCTCAAACTAGTTTCTTTAAACTACAACTTGATGACACTGCACTAGGTGGTCAATACCCTCCAGAAGTAAAATCAGAACTTGATTTATCTTTTGCTAAAATTGAAAGGACTATCTTAGAATCAATCGCTGCCTCTAGTGACCGTGTGGTCGTACACCAAGCTCTAAAACACTTGGTTGTCGCAGGGAATGTATTGATTTACATGGGTCCAACTGGGTTAAAGATGTATCCGCTTAACAGGTATGTATTAGAGAGAGACGGTAACGGCAACGTGATTGAAATCGTCACTAAAGAACGCATTAGCCACAAATTATTAGAGAAAGATGTACCTCCTGAAATTCTACAATACAAAGGTATTATAGATGTTAATAATCCAGACTCTGAAACAGATGGTTCTCGTGAAGAGTGTGATGTTTACACTCATATACGTAGGGACAATAATAGATTTGTCTGGCATCAAGAGGTTTATGATTATGTATTACCCGCTTCTAAAGGTAAAGCTCCAATCGGAATTTCACCTTGGTTACCACTACGATTTAACACAGTAGATGGTGAGGCTTACGGGCGAGGTAGGGTAGAAGAATTTATGGGGGATCTAAAGTCACTCGAAGCACTGTCTCAGGCCATCGTAGAAGGCTCTGCAGCGGCTGCTAAAGTTGTCTTTACTGTTTCACCCTCAAGTACAACCAAACCACAGACGCTGGCCAAGGCTGGTAACGGTGCGATCGTCCAAGGGAGACCTGACGATATAGGTGTGGTGCAGGTCGGTAAGACGGCTGATTTTAGAACAGCTTATGAAATGATATCTCAATTTGAGAGACGGATTTCAGAAGCCTTCCTTATCTTACAAGTAAGGCAAAGTGAAAGAACTACTGCAGAAGAAGTACGTATGACACAAATGGAGTTGGATCAACAACTCGGTGGGTTATATAGTTTATTGACTGTAGAATTCTTAGTACCTTATTTGAATAGAAAACTAAATGTTTTCCAAAAGACTGGACAAATACCTAAATTACCTCCAGATATAGTTAAGCCTACAATTGTTGCAGGTGTTAATGCTTTAGGTAGAGGACAAGATAGAGAAAGTCTTGGCCAATTCTTAACAACCATTGCTCAAACAATGGGACCAGAAGCTATTATACAACATATTAATCCTGAAGAAGTTATTAAACGTTTAGCTGCAGCTCAAGGTATAGATGTATTAAATCTTGTAAGAAGCATGCAAGAGGTACAGCAAGAACAACAAGCAATGCAGCAACAGCAAATGGCTATGGCTCAACAGCAGAATGAAGTTCAAGCAATGAAAGCACCAATAGCTGATCCAACTAAGAACCCTGCATTACAACAACAATTACAAGCAGCAGCGGATGCTGGAGACGGACCCTTATAACCACCGATGACTGAAGAACAAACATTAACGATGGACGAATCACCAGCTGATCAAGGTCAGTTTACTGATGAAGAGATGGATTCTCTTGCGGTTGGTGAAGAAATGGTTAAGCAACAAGAAAATTTATTAGCAGGTAAGTATAAGAATGCTCAGGAATTAGAGAAGGCTCACATTGAACTTCAAAGGAAGTTAGGTAAGCGGGATGATACTGAGGACACTTCTACTAAAGAACCTGTAGAAGAAGAAAAACCTGTTGAAGAAAAAGAAGAAGAACCAAAATCTTCTAATGTATTAGAAGCATTATGGGATCAAAGAAATAATGAAAACGGATTCTCTGAAGAAACTCTTAAAGAATTAGCTAAGACTAATCCAGGTGAACTAGCTAAAGCTTATTTACAATATAGAAATCAAGTTGTAAAAGAACAAGCACAACAGAAACCTAAAGGTTTAACTGATGATGACATTAATCAGTTGAAAGAAGTAGCCGGTGGTGAAGAGCAGTATACACAACTACTAACTTGGGCTGGAAATAATTTATCAAAAAATGAGCAGGATATGTATGATACAATTATTGATCGAGGAGACCCACTAGCATGTTACTTTGCATTACAAGCATTAATGGGTAGATACAAAGATGATGTTGGAGATGATGGTACTTTACTACAAGGTAAGGCTCCTACATCTTCAGGTAATCAATTCCGTAGTCAAGCTGAATTAGTAGCAGCTATGGGTGATCCACGTTATGATCGTGATCCTGCTTATCGTAGAGAAGTACAAGAAAAATTAGAAAGATCAAATATTAATTTCTAATCATGTAGTGGCGACCCGAACTTTCGTCCTCGCCCAGTACATTTATTCTAACCTACAATGCCACAAAACAAATACGCAACAGAACCTAAAGTAGAAGTACTTGATGTAAACTACTATGAGAATGCCGAGCGTGTCAATGGACAGCTTGCTATGATCGGGTTTGTTGCAGCACTTGGTTCCTATATATTTACTGGACAAATTATACC